GGAGGGAAGAAACCAGGAAGGATTTAGAGATACGCCGTTTCAGGCGAAGCTCGGGTAACAGTAAACCTAAGGCGAGATAACCCTGATACAGATCCAATAGATATGGAGCTATTAGAGGGATCAGGTAGACCGGTGGAGTTAATGGTTAATGAAATGGCAGTGGCACCACCACCAGTCACTTGCAGGGAAGTCCCAACAAGCACAGAGTTACCAGTGAAAGTTACGTTTCCTACGGTAGAAGAGTTAATGACGATAGTAAACAAATATGTACCTGGAATATTCATGTTGATGCCAATGTTGCCGCCGGTAGTGATAACATTCGCATCAGACATATAATTAGCGCCCTTGATGGTAGACCCAACTTCACTAAAAGACACCAATCTATCGAAAGACATGACCATACCAGAAATAGGCTGGGGATCTTTGAATTCGACAGCATACTCGACATACACATCACCAAACTCAGTTGAACCAGTACCGGAATACACGGCAAACAACATTTGACCAAAATCTACAAGCTTTCGATCAACAGTGTTTGTATCGTTTAAGTACCTCCAAGTGTTATCGCAGGGAATGACCAGAACGTTCTCCGCCCAGGGAGCGGAATCAGCGTATTTGGAGTAAGCACTAAGTGCAGCCCTGTCGACAGGTAAGGGATCCTGAGAGTCACGATCCCAAACCATGGAGACTCTGCCGGTTGAAGTAGTATTGGTGGTGGGAATGTAGGTAAACCGTAGACGTGTGAATCTGTACATGTCATATAGTTGGGCTTGACCTTGTAACCAGGTAAACAAAGCATTGTTGGAGGGATTGACCCTATATTTACCAATGTTGCCGTCCCCATTGTTGACGCGGAGAGGAACAGAAGATTGTATAGAGGTAACCAACTCACGGTGGACTATCTTAACAGAGCCACTAGACTGGGTGAAGCGAGGCTTCATGCCAGCAACGCGACGACTGATAGCGACTGGGGCAGTGACCGCACCAGGGAGAGCTCCTTCTGAATAGGAAATGTTCCCTCCATAGCTACCTAACAGACGCCGGGCAGCTTTGGAGAGTTTCTTTCCTTCTTGAATGACCAAGGGAGCCACATCGATAGCCTTACTTAATGCTCTAGCCACAGAGGCGGACGGAATCTGTTTAACCATTTTACCGATAGGAAGCGTGTTGCGTTTAATCATTGCCATTAGTAGAGATGCCGACGTATTGCGTTTTAATGGAAGAATTGTCGTAGTGATGAACAAAAGTATTACCTTGCGGGCTAAGCGAAGTAATATAGAAGAAAACGAATGCGATAAATAAAACAAGGAGAGGACCCGAGTAATCCCCGGGGCCAGAATAGTGAGTGCAAGAGCATCCCATTGCTCAGAAATTGAAGTTAATCTTCACTTTGATTTGATCAGCAATGTACACACTCGCACCCATCACGCCTTGCTTCGATTCTGAGATAGCATCATTGGCTATCTTTCGCCCCATTGAGTTCTTCTGGTTTCCTCCGCTGTCACGACCACGACTATTGCTTCGTACACGAGGGTTAGTTTGATCTATAATGCGTTCAGAGTCCATGAGATAGGCTGTATTCGAGGATTTCCCTGGGGAATAAATCCCCAGTCGATAACATGAGCATCATAGTCACTTTCCATGGCACGTTGTTGATCTGGAGTAATGCCAAATGCGAGATAAAAGCTAAAGCGCGAATCTTCTGAGATGGAGCCCACTTTCCGAGATCCCATTTTTGCAAGATTGCGAAACCCACTTGCAAAACTAACATCACGGAGAATGGAACTACTGTTAATACCTTGAGTGTTTCGGATGAACATATTGTAATAGCTCTGAACAACGGGAATGCCACCGGTTAACGAAATGCCACACAATCC